CGGGTCGATGGTGCCGGTCAGGGTGATGGTGAGCTACCACGGCGTGACCTACGCCGCGTTCGTCGGCATTCTCACGGAAGCGCAGCAGCAGACGCTCTGGAGCCAGGCCGAGGTGACGCTGCAGTGCTACGACGCCTTCGAGCTGCTGCGGCAGGCGAACCAGCCCGGCATGATCGGCTACGGCGCCGGCAACGAGCGCGTGGACCAGGCCATCCAGAGCATCCTGGCCGCCTACGGCTGGACGGGCGGGACGCTGCTCGACCAGGGGCGCACCCTGTCGGCGTTCGTCCCCTCCGGCGACGTGCTCAGCGCGCTGCAGCTCGCCGCGCAGCAGGAGCTGGGCGGGCTGCTCTACCTGGATAAATCCGGCAACGTCCGCTTCGAGAGCCGCACGTACCGCCCGACCGCGCCGCTGCTCGTGTGCCTCTCGTCGACCCGCCTGGCCGTCGCCCCCGAGGGCATTCAGATCGACCTGCGTGCCACCGACCTCGTCTCCGAGGTGGACCTGACCTACGAGGACGCGCTCTACACCAACACCAGCCCGCCGGTGCAGCTCTACACGCTCGGCAGCGCGGTGTTCCTGTTCACCGGCGATAACGTGATCACCGGCTCGTACAGCTCGGGCAGCACCCTCGGCGCCGTCTCGGCGATCACGCCGGTGCAGAACGGCAACGCGAGCACGACCTCGGCCTGGACCGGCACGAACGGGATCGTCCTCAGCTCGTTCGCCAGCGACGCCCAGGGGTTCAAGGCCGTGTTCACCAACCCCGGCGTGAGCGGCGCCACCCTGAACACGCTCGTCATCCGCGGGCAGAGCGTCAACGGCGGGGCGGGGAATCCGATCAAAACCGTGCCGCGCAGCGGCGTCATCGTGCGCAACCAGCCGCTCGCCCTGAGCCGGCCGTTCGCGCCGGGGCCGCTCAGCGGCGGCGTCTACGACGTCTCGACGGTGCAGAGCTACGCGCAGCAGCAGGCGGACGCGATGGCGCGCCCGCACGCGCGGCCGGTCGTGCAGCTCGTCGGCCGCTCGCCGGGGCTCATCCACACCATGCTGGCGGCCGAGCTGTCGAGCCGCGTCATTCTGCAGGACACGGGGAGCTAGCATGGCCGACATCTCGAACTACGCCATTGCCCAGGTTCTGCAGGAGTTCGCCCAGCTCTCCGGCGTGACGCTGCCGAGCCAGTTCTACCTGGCGCTGTGCTCCAGCACGCCCACCGCGTCGCAGACCGGCAGCACCATCCCCGAGCTGGGCTCCGCCGGCGGCTACGTGCGTGAGCCGATCACCCTGGGCGCGCCCTCCGGCGGCGTGAGCAGCACCACCACCACGGTGCAGTTTCCCGTGAGCAGCGGCGCGTACTCGGCGGCCGCGACGGCCATCGCCATCTGCGACGCCCCCACGGGCGGCAACCTCTGGTATTGGGCCACGCTCACGAGCAGCATCACGGTCAACGCCGCCAACATGGTGGTGGTGTTTGCCGCCGGCACGGTCACGGTGAGTGTGAGCTGATGGCGACGCAGACCGCCGTGTTGTGCAGCTTCCCCGGCGTGCTGGTCACGTACACCTACGACGACGTGGCGCACACGGTCACGGCCATCAGCATCACCAACACCAGCACGTGGCCCGTGGCGCTGACCCCCGGCCAGGGTGTGGCCGGACTCTCCCTGGCAGCAGGGCAGACGCGCACGCTGACGCTGCCCACACCGCTGCCACTGGTCACGTATCCGTTGCCCGTGCCGAGCCTCGGGCACCCGTTCCCGCTCTCCGCGAGGTGGCCGGCATGAGCGCCGCACCTGTTTCCATTGCCACGGGCGCGACCTACGGCTCTGCCGGCGCCGCCACGTTCGCCGTCACCACGACGGCCGCGGTGACGGCGGGCGACGCGATCATCGTCTGCGGCATGTTTTACGTGAATACCGGCACGTTGATCTCGGTTATCGACTCTGCCGGCGACACGTTCACCATTATCAGCATTATCAATACAACCGCGTATTTCATCGCCTACTGCCTCGCGTCGGTGGGGATGGCGTCCGGCGGTTCCGTAACGGCGAATATCTCGGCTGCAACAACAAGCACGTGGGCGGGACTATCGGTGCTGAAAGTGCCGGCCGGGCTGGCGGGATTCGACAAGAGCGCGACGCAGTACATCACGACGGCGACGACGACGCCGAGCGTGGGGCCGACCGCCGCCACGTCGCAGGCGGTTGAGCTGGTGGTCGCCTTCTTCGGCGACTACCTCTCGGCCGCGCAGAGCTACACAGCCGGGACGGGCTACACGGCCATCGGCGGTGTCGGCGCGAACAGCGGCGGCGTCTATCTGAACCTCGACCCCGAGTACGCCATCACCGCGTCCTCTGGCACGCAGACGGGCACGATCACGTATTCCACGTCGGCATCGACCATCGGCGGCGTGATTGCGACGTTCACCTATCCGGTGGTGGATCCGTACCCCATCGGCAACTGGCAGGAGTTCCCGCACAGCCGCGCCGGCCACGCCGCGGCGCTCAGAATGCATCACCGCGAGGCCCGGACCTGGAAGCGCCGGCTCTCCGGTCTCTACGTCCCGTAGGAGGAGTCAGACATGGCACAGGGCCAGGAGTTCCGGGCTACCGCGAATTTCACGTACTCGGCGACGACGAAACTGGACATCGCGCAGATCGCCGCCGGCAACGCCGCCGGGAAACCGGGGGTGACGCTGCGCGGCCTGATCGTCACCAGCAACCTCACGACGGCCACGCCCCAGCGCGTGCAGCTCGGGTACTGCGCCAACGCCAACAAAGCCACGTCCATGACGGCGAACACGCCGGTGGCGACGCGGCAGAACGCGGCCTCGGTGATTGCGCCGCAGAGCACGGTCACAACCTGGGCGAGCGGGCAGACCGACGCCACCTCGGTGAGCTGGTGGCGCGACGAGTACGCGGACCTGCGCGCCGGCGCCGGCTGGTACGTGCTCGACATCCCCGAGTCGCGCCCGGACGTGCCCGAGACCGGCTGTCTGGTGGTCGCGTTCGGCGACGGGGCCGGACCGGGCGGCAGCCCGAAAATCAGCGTCACGCTGATCTTCACCGAGGAGTAAGGCGTGTCCGGTCCCGGCTGGATCTTCCGCTCGCCGATCCGTCCCTGGCCCCAGCGGCGCACGCCGGCGGTGGAGCTGCCGCCGGCGGTCGCGCTGAACGCCTCCGCCAACCCGGTCGGGATCGTGTTCAACGTCACGGCGACGGGTGCGTTGGGGACCACGGTGCAGGCCGCCGCGACCCCGGCCACGCCGGTGTTCAACGTCACGGCCGGCGGGGTGATCCAGGCGGTTCCCGGCGCCTGGCTCAGCGGGCTGAACGGCGTGTTCTACGTCGAGCAGATCACGCTCACGATCGTGCCCGGCCAGGTCGTCACCGCGACCTGGACCCTGTTCGACAACCAGCAGGGCGTGCTATGAGCGTCAGCGACCAGCTCCACAACTGGCTCGCCGTCGCCGGCTACCCGCTCTCCGCGGCCATCGGGGCGCTGGCCGGCCTGCTCACCAGCCGTGGTCAGCAGCGCAGCCAGCGGCTCAACGCCGAAGCCTCCTCCGAGGCGGCGCACGCGGCCAGCCTGCAGGCCGTGATTGCCGAGGCGCGCCTGTTGATGGATCAGCTTCGGGTCGAGCGCGGCGACGCCGGCCGGCGCGAGGGCCGGATCCGCGAGCTGGAGACGCATATGCGGGAGCACGAGCACGAGATGCAGCGGATGCTCGCCCAGCTCAGCAGCCTCCGCACCCAGAACTCCGAGCAGGCGCAGCAGCTCGACGACGCGCACGCCGAGATCCTGCGCCTGCGCCAGGAAAACATGCTCCTGCGCGACCAGATGGACCAGCTCGGCCCCCACGTGGCCGAGCTGCTGCGCCGCACCGAAGAGGGCGGCAAGAGGTTGGAGGGAAAATCTCCGTGAACGAGTTCCGCAACGTCGGTCCCCGCCCCATCTGCCAGGGCACCCCGCCGGCCGAGCACGAGCTGCTGACCGATCCGAGCGCCGGCGCCACGTCGGGGCAGTACCCCATGACCAACCACGGCGCCGGCGCCGTCACCGCGCCACGCCTCGTGCTCGTCTGGTTCGGCGACGACCCGAGCCGCCCCCAGGTCGAGCAGTTCGCCCAGGATCTGGCGAACGCCGGCATCGTGCTCTCGGTGCTCAGCGGTTTCGGCGTTCAGCAGGTGACCTACCTCGCCAGCATCGTCGTGCCGGCGCTGCCCGCGGGCACCTACCAGCTCGCGGACCTGGCCGCGCGGGTGCAGCAGCTCGTCACGGCCGGCACGCTGCCGGCAAACGACGGCAGCACGCTCTACGCCGCGTTCACCCCGGACGGCGTGACCATCGACGCCGGCGGGAACGTCACGAGCTGCCAGAACTGGTGCGGCATCCACGACAGTTTCAATGGACTGTACGTCTCCGCCGAGCCCGCGACGGACTGCGACCCCTGCCACGGCGCCGGCTACACGCCGCTGCAGGCGCGGCAGGCCGTGCTGTTCCACGAGTTTTGCGAGTTCGCCACCGACGCCGCCGGCGCCGGCTGGTACAACGACCAGAGCGGGATGGAGGTCGGCGACGTGTTCGCCTGGCAGCCGATCACGAGCGGCCCCTACCTGCTGCAGCCCATCTGCGGCGTCCATGGCGAGCGGCTGGTGCCCCTGTACACGCAACCGGCGCCGCGGCCGCAGTTCACGCCCGACCCGCGCGAGGTCGCCGACCTGGGCTGGTTCGGCCAGGCGAGCGCCGGCCTGCTCCAGAGCTACCAGAACGGCGATTTCGGCACGGTGGTGCACCTGCTGCAGCAGATGGCGACCTACGCCGACCAGCAGGTCGCGTACCTGACCGCCATCCAGGCGCACCCGGCGCCGCCGGTGGTGCGGGGATGAGCCTGCACGGCCTCGATATCGCCTCGTACCAGGGCGTGCCGGATTTCGGCGCCGTCGCCGCGGCCGGGTACACGTTCGTGCTCGATAAAGCGACCGAGGGGACGAGCTACCTCAGCCAGCGCTTTGCGCAGACCTGGCCAGCCATCCTGCAGGCCGGGTTGGCGCGGGCCGCGTTCCATTTCGCCCGGCCCACCCAGAACGACCCGGTGAGCGAGGACCGCTGGTTCCTGCAGCAGGTGGGGGCGCAGCTCGCCCCCGGCGACGTCGTCGCGCTCGACCTGGAGGATGATCCCACCCCGACGGACACCACTGATTTTCTGGCCTGGACGCTGACGTGGCTGCAGGACGTGACCGCCGCCGTCGGCTGCCGGCCGCTTGTGTACAGCCGGCTCGACTACCTGCAGCGCCACAACCTCCTGGATGCGCGGCTCGCGCAGTACGGCCTCTGGCTCGCGGCCTACCAGCCGGCGGAGCCGAGCCCGCCGGCGCCCTGGCCGTTCATCGCGGTCTGGCAGAGCGGGCAGGGCACGGTGAGCGGTGTCGCGGGGCCGGTGGACCTGGACACGTTCTACGGGACCGTCGACCAGTTCCGCGCCTACGGCGTGCCGCGGCCGCAGCCGGCGCCGAAGCCGCCGCTCGGCGACGCCGACCGCTACCAGCTCGTGAAATACGTCTGCGGGGGGAGCGGCGTCGCCGATCTCACCGCCTGGCTCAGTCAGTTCAGCGATTAGGAGGTCTGCTGTGACCTGGACCATCCCCGCCCGCTATGCCGCCCGGCTGCTCGCGCTCGTGCTCGGCTGGGCGCTGGGCATCCTCGGCGCCACCGGCGCCAGTTTCACCGCGCTCGTCCGCCCCGGCGCCCTGCTCGCGCTGGCCGTGCTGCTCGGCGGCTGGTTCTACCACGTGGTGCAGACGTACGCCGACACCGGCACGCTGCCGGCGGAGCCGCTGGCCGCGAGCCCGGCCGTCGCGGCGACGCTGACGCTGACGCCGCGTCTGGACCCGCAGGCCATCGCGGCGGAGATCGTGCGGCAGACCGGGGCGCTCATTGAGCAGTGCGCCCGGCAGCACGCGGCCCTGGAGCCGCCGGCGCCGCCGAGCCCGCCGACCGGCTAGGGCCGGCCGCGTCGGGGCAGGCGGCGTCACGCCTCCTGCTCGG